TTATACTGGAGCAGCACCTGCTCAGATGATCGGTGTCAATGATGGCACTAATGACTGCATCTTGGTTACAGATGGTACAGCGTTAAAGAAGATCACTAGCGCCGGTAGTGCAAGCACATACACACAGGCTGGTACAGCATCTACTATCTACAGCCTTACTACTAACGGTACACAGTACTTCTTTGTCAACGGTTCAACAGTCCATCGAGGTAATATCTCTGGATCTACTAGCGATACCGAGATCTACACAGCAGCTAGCACTACTCGTGCCACTATCCGCTATGTCAAGCAACGTCTTATTGTTGCTATCGGTCCTGCTATCTATGAACTTAACGCTAATGCTAGTGCCTCAACTGCGCTACCTACTGCTTTGTATACTCATCCCAACTCATCGTGGGTATGGTCAAGTATCTCTGAAGGACCACAGGCTATCTACATCTCAGGCTATGATCCAAACGGAACTTCATCATCTGTCTTTAAGATCATCCTTGATCCAACAACTGCTAACTCTCTAGGTTTTCCAACGCTAGAGACACCTACTGTAATTATTGATCTGCCAAGCGGTGAGCGCATCAATGACTTTGATGTCTACCTTGGTACCTATGCAGTCCTTGCTACAAGTGCTGGCTTTAGAGTAGGTGTTGCTGATAACACTGGAGATATCCAGTATGGACCGCTGCTCTTTAGAGATGCAGCCTGTACTGCTATTGCTTTCAAAGATAGTTATGCCTACATCGCAACCCTTGTAGATGGTGAAGCAGGGCTAGTACGTACTGACCTATCCACAACTGTCATCGCTAACGCTCTGTACTTTCCTTGGGCTTGGGATCTTGTTGCTGCTGGAACTAGCGCAACTGCATCCCAGGTAGCCTTCTTTGGTAACTCAGACAGGCTAGCATTTGCTACAGGCAATAACATCTGGGCTGAAGCTACAACCTTAGTAGCGACTGGCTACTTACGTACCGGTTACATCCGCTACAACACACTTGAAACTAAGATCTACAAACTTCTACAAGCTCGTATTGACACAGCCAATGGTGGCATTGCTATCGAGTCTATTGACTCAAGAGATAACACATACAACATCGGTACATTCTCGCAAGGAACAACTGTTCCTGAGATCAATGTAAACTACCCAACTACTTCACAAGAGTATTTAGGCTTTCAGTTTACTATGATTAGATCAAGCACTGATACTTCTAAGGGTCCACTGTTTACTGGCTACCAACTCAAGTCTTTGCCAGCAGTTCCTCGTCAGCGTCTAATCCAATACCCAGTCTTCTGCTATGACCACGAGAGCGACAAGTTTGGTAATGAGATTGGCTTTGAAGGTTCTGCCTATCAGCGTATGTCTCAACTTGAATCCATTGAAAATCTTGGTGACACCATCCGAGTTCAGGACCTTAGAACCGGTGAGGAATACCTAGGTATCATCGAAGAGATGGACTTTATGAATAAGACTCCAGAGGATAAAAGGTTCTCTGGCTTTGGCGGCACACTTCTAGTCACGATTAGGACAATCTAATGCAAGCACAAGACTACGCAACTCTAACAGTTGCTGTAATGACTATATTTGGTGGCTTTGCTGCAGCAGTACGTTGGATGGTTAAGCATTACCTCAATGAACTCAAGCCTAACGGTGGTTCAAGTGTTAAAGATTCGGTAAACAGATTGGAGCGACAAGTTGAAGAAATTTATCGCATCCTTCTTTCTCGCAATAACTCTTAGCGGTTGCGGTTACCAAGGTTGGGTTAGATACCCGTGTCAGGAATATCAGAACTGGGATAACCCAGAATGTAACCCGCCTCAATGTATTCCAACAGGCAGTTGTACAAAAGATATTTTTCCGGAGGATACCTTCAATGGCTAGACAAAGATTTACTAACGAGCAACTCAAAGCAAGACTTGTTGTATTTATTGGAGCAATACTAGGTGTGGTATTCCTAGGCTCAGTCTTTGGAATCCTGTGGGCATTGATATTTGTAACACAACCTTTGGGCGACCAAGCACCAAATGACAGAGCCTTCATTGAACTACTTACTACGCTGACTGTATTTCTTACAGGAAGCCTAGGAGCAGTACTTGCAGGCAACGGACTAAAAGACAAACCAAAGAAGGAAGATGATGAGCCAGCGTAAAAAGTTTATTGAAACAGCAAGAGCAGAAATTGGAACCATTGAAGGTCCTAAAGATAATGAAACAAAGTATGGAGCCTTTACTAAGGCTAACTTCCAACCTTGGTGTGGCTCATTTGTAAACTGGTGTGCTAATCAAGTAGGTCTAAAGATCCCTAACTGTGTATACACACCAGGTGGAGCAACCGCCTTCATCAAGAAGGACCAGTGGGAGAAGGCAGAAGAGGCAGTCCCACTACCAGGAGATATCGTATTCTTTGATTTCCCATCAGATGGCGTTGACAGAATCTCACACGTTGGCATTGTCGTTAAAGATAACGGCGATGGCACAGTCACCTGTATCGAAGGCAACACAGCCCCAGATAAGAAGGGTGACCAGCGTAACGGAGGGCAAGTATGCCTGAAGGTACGCGCTTACAAAAAGAAGAATGGCTCCAAACTGCGTAAGTCACAAGCTGTGGCTGTCGTTGGTTTTGGTAAGCCAGTATTCAAATCATAAGGAGATAAAATGAACAAAGAGAAATTGATCGCTATCGCATCAACATACCTCCGTGCTGGAGTAGCGTCAGTAATTGCGCTATACCTTGCAGGAGTTACAGATCCAAAGGCTTTAGCAACAGCAGGTATTGCTGCTATTGCAGGTCCACTGCTCAAGGCATTAGACCCAAAGGCATCAGAGTTTGGACGTGGAGCTAAGTAATTAGCCCATAAGCGCGAGGCAAATGCCCCCTGCTCAGGAGAAATCCTGAGTGGGGGGTTCTTTTTTTATGCCTCCGGATTGTCCACAGGACAGGGAATACACACCAGATTCCCACAGTTGGCACAGGTTCCATCAAGGTGCCACCAAGCTATGTCATAATCCTCAAAGGCTGCCATAATGTTGAATACGGTACAGCCACAGGTACAGGCGTGGACGGGTCCTAAGCCTCTGAGATCGGCTCCAAAGGGCTTAGGAAGGGTATTTCTGCGCCATAGTAAAGATGGCAGGGAGAGTAGACGGAGCCGCATAGTCTCGGGCCTCCTACTCCTCGGCCCGATAAGGGCCGCTGTACTGTTAATCGCCTACGGCTCATATTGTACTCATAGCCTGGTATAAGTGTGTCTTGCGACACGCCGTGATATGATCTGCCAATGACAACTCTGGTAGGTATCCAAGGACCTGACTTCGTAGTCCTTGCCTCCGATAGTCAGATCACCGATAACGATCAGCGCATCATATCTACTCAGACTCCGAAGATCGTAAGCGTAGGTGATTACCTGATAGGTATCACGGGCGATTCACGACCTGGAGATATCCTCGCCTTTAATTGGAAACCACCAAAGTATAAGAACTATGATCCGGTGGAGTGGATGGGTAAGAGGATACTGCCTAGTATCTACGCTGCCTTTAAGGATAATGGATACGAGCTAGATAAGGATTCCAACTTCGCCTACCTCATTGCCTTTGATGGGATCTTATTTTCTATCGGATCAGATCTATCCTTTAACGCTAGTGAGCGTGGACTCTTTACAGCAGGTAGCGGTGGAGCATTTGCCTTGGGTTATCTCTACTCACTTAAACCTAATTCCTACAAATCCCTGCTGATGTCTAAGGTTGTGGCAGAGCGAGCAATAAAGATCGCGTCGGTACTTGACGTGAACACCTGTCCTCCGATTCAATTAGTTACTCAACAGAAGGGATAGAAAAATGCTTGGATTTTTATTCGGTTTGCTTATTGGCTTCGTAGCAGCGTATGCTTTCGATGCTTGGTTACAGCACAGAGATAAGCGATAATGGAAAAGACTTTAAGGTATGCACTAGAAGAAGCAATAGCTTCTGGTCGCAGATCAGCAGCTCCATTCATTATGGAGATAGAACTACGTGAGCAGATTGCACAACAGTTAGAAGCAGCTAACTATCCAGGTGCTGCATTTATCGTAAGGAACCCGCAATGATTACAGATCCTAAAGAACTACTATTGACAGTACTCCACGCTAAGGATGCCTCTCGTGATCGTAGTACTCAGACACAGGTAGGTCCATCAGAGATAGGTGGATGCCGTCGTAAGGTCTGGTACCGGTTGAACGCACAGCCACACACCAACGATAACCAGTCTAAGTTAGCAGCGATTATGGGTACTGCTATTCACTCAGCAATCGAAGAAGCTATCCAGCACTTAGATCCTGAAGGCAAGGATTACCTTGTTGAAGCAGCAGTTGAGCACGGTGATATGAAGGCACATATAGATTTATTTATACCTAGTACTGGCGCAGTAATTGACTGGAAAACTTCTAAGGTAAAGAACCTTTCATACTTTCCATCAACGCAACAGCGTTGGCAGGTACAACTCTATGGCTATCTACTATCTAAGAATGGTCACGAGGTAAAGACAGTAAACCTTGTGGCTATCGCTAGAGATGGCGATGAGAAGAACGTCAAGGTACATACAGAAGATTACTCTGAAGATGTAGCACTGACTGCTCTTGCTTGGCTAGAAGGTGTCAAGGCATCTACTGAACTGCCAGAACCAGAGAAAGATTCTAACTTCTGCAAGAGTTACTGCCAGTACTACGATGAGTCTGGCGAGATGGGTTGCACTGGCCTAAAAAAAGAACGTATCGTCCTTAGTGATGTAGTAATTGAGGACGAAGAAGTTGACAAGAATGCACTGCACTTCTTACAATTAGATGCACAGATTAAAGAGCTTGAAGCAATTAAAGATTCCTTGAAGGCTTCCTTTGAGGGAACCACAGGCGTCACAGCTAGTGGTATCGAGATCAGTTGGACAAAGGTTAAAGGTCGTGAGACAGTTGACAAGGAAATGGTAAAGAAACTTATCGGTCACATACCGGTAAGTGTTGGTGAAGAGACAGCAAGACTAAATATCAAACCAAGTGGAGGAAAGTAAATGGCTACAGAAGGAACAAAGTTCCAGGTTAACTACAAGTTATCTGATGGAACACTTATCAATCTTTATGCTGCAACAGTTGGTGAACTAGAAGCAGGACTAGCAGATCTTGCTATGAACGCACTGAACATCAAAGCAACAGGTGTGGAACTAGGCGCTAGTACAGCATCAGCACCAGCGCCAACAGTTGCAGCAGTTGCTGCAGCATTTAACGCAACACCAGTTGCTTCTGCTCCTGCCGGAGATGGATCACAATCCTGTCGTCACGGTGTGATGGCTCTACGTTCAGGCACATCAGCTCGTGGACCTTGGACTGGATATATGTGTGCTGCACCAAAGGGTGCGACAGATAAGTGTGACACTATCTGGGTTCGATGATCGGTGCGCGAGCCTCGGTTCTATGAGGACCCTGCTTGCGCTTCAGTAGGTGGCGACTTCTGGTTTCCTGAAAAGGAAACTGGAGGTTCCAATAGCACCGAAATGGTTATG